AAGAGTTCGGTATTGATGCAATTACAATTGAGGACTAAAACTAATGGACATTAAGATCATCGGCAAGGCTAAGCACATGTGTAAGGCGGAAATCAAATTCGCTACCGCATTCTTTGCCAACTATGTTATGGGTGAGCGTTTAGCCAAGAACCTTGATTTCGAAATCCGCATCGAGGATCAGGGAAAAAATGAGGGTTGTTGTAATCCTCTTGATGCTGAACGGCGCCCTCGCTCCTTTGAGATTGGTATTCGTCCAGGAATGCAGCGGTATAAGATGCTCCAGTGCCTCGCGCATGAGATGGTTCATGTGAAGCAGTATGCCCGTGGCGAGTTGTCTTCCGAGTTGATCACCGCAAAGTGGCAGGGAAAAACCTTCAAGCTGACTAACTCAATGGAAGATTACCTTAACTGGCCTTGGGAAGTGGAAGCTTACGGCCGTGATCGTTCGCTCTACCTGTTCTATCAGGTATTGTTGAAGACCGAAAAGGTCAAGTTTAAGAACGGAAAACTTTACATCGGTGGAAAACTGATGCGTTTCAACAAGACTTGACAAACCCGCTGGATAGTGCTAATATATAAACATGATGACAAAGCAACGGAATATTCAAGTCGGTGATCTGGTTCACGTTCGTACGGAATACAAGTACGGCGCACGACACAGTGTCTCTATCAAGTCTGGAAGGGTAATCAAAAGTGAGCGACATGATCATAAAGATACTTTTCGTTTATACACTGGGAATCCTCAGTACCCCGTTTCTGTTATCGCATATGAACGGGTCACTGGCATTAAGTTACGTGAGGTCGCGTAATGGTTAGGTCTTATGATGTAGATTTTTATGTTCTTGACAATCGTGCTGGATTCATGCTATACTGTTTTGAAGAAGATGATTGTGTCCATGAGCAGTTCTACCGTAACTCGGATGATGCCCACTATGTCGGCCACAAGTTTCTCGACGGTTGTTATGTCAAGGGTTATATCCTTGAGGATGTAGCATAAATAAAAAACTGGTTCCGTAGTTCAACTGGATAGAGCAGTCGCCTTCTAAGCGACGAGTTGGGGGTTCGAATCCCTCCGGAACCGCCATGTCCCCTTGGTGTAATCGGTAGCCACGGCAGACTTAAAATCTGCTTCTTCGGAGTGCCAGTTCGAGTCTGGCAGGGGACACCAATCAAGCGCCTATAGCTCAATGGTTAGAGCTGACGGCTCATAACCGTCTGGTTCCGGGTTCGAATCCTGGTGGGCGCACCAATATATAAATGAGGATCTAATGAGCAGGACACAAATATCAGTATTTCATTCGGAAGACCTTGACTTAAAGGCGATTGTGTACTATGATACAAACACGGATAAATATGAGGTTGATTACGCTAAGAATGGTTTTCTAGTGACAACCGAATCGTATGATGGCCATGGTCTCATATACCATGAGGATGCGGCCGAGAACTATGTATATGGAATCAAAAAGATTGAAGGTAAAATGTCCTAAATGTAAGAAGACTTTCAAAGGAGATGATTATATCGATGCTCTTTTGAATTGTCCGTATTATACATGTGGACTGAAACAATCTACAGTGAATAATGGCGTGGGTGTTGGTACACAAGAGGGCCTTATAAACCCTTTAGCAGTAGATGACTGTTCTCGACTAGGATCGAAACCTAGCACGCCAACCAAATTAGGAAGATGAAGATGATTACGAAGATGGAAATGAATATCGGTGAGATTTTGGATCTTGCTGCTTGGCTCGAAAAGCACGGTCTTAAGCGGACACACCGAGTTGTAATCGAACAGGAATGTGGCAACGGTATTGGTACCGCGACACAGGCCAGAGTTAAGACTACTGAATCGGAAGGTATCTTTATCGATATTACCGATTATGATGTTTGGTAATATATGCGAGTGTGGTGAAACGGTAGACACAGTGGTCTCAAAATCCACCGCGTAAGCATGGGGGTTCAAGTCCCTCCACTCGCACCAAAAAATAAATTTTATAATACTTGACAATCCAGATTGGATGTGATATAAATAAGAATACAAGTTAATAAGAGAATCGTTCCAACAAAAAATGAAACACCAATATTGCCCGATTACGAATAATCAACCACAAGGTCGCCCATCATGGGCAGGCAACGGGGGTTCTATGATTTGAGTCTTGTTACAGACTTAGATTCTTAAAGAACCCCGATGAGGAAACTCTCGGGGTTTTTAGTTATGCGAAAATAACATAGCTGCCATGCAAAACAAAACATTGAAAAACAGACTTGCAGGCATTATCTATAGTATGTAAGAGATTGAGAGAAGGAGGGGCGATGCTTCACTTCGTAGGGTTTAAAGGCGACGAATACCTTCGGGCTTGTCGCGTGTTTGGTTTACCAGATTTCATCCATCCGGGATGGGATCTTCGTGCTCGACGGGAGATAACTCCCGATGATACCGTTGTCTTTGCTACTGGCTCTTTTAATCAGGAGCCGCGTAGTCGATCCTTTAGTGATCTCAAAGAATAACGGCTTGCTGATTTACATTGTTAAGTTCCTAGAGATAACGAAAGTTATCTCTTCCGAGACACACCAGACAGGACGACAGGTTGGTTCGAAACGTCTGCGTCCGATACTAGCTTATCGAACTAAACTAGCTGGTGTGTCGCGGAAGTGATAAGTTTTATTCCCTTGGAGCCGGGTTGGTACCGGCACCTGACTGTTAATCAGGCCGTTATAGGTTCGAATCCTATTAAGGGAGCCAATATGCGGGTATAGCTCAGAGGTAGAGCGTCACGTTGCCAACGTGAATGTCGTGGGTTCGATCCCCATTTCCCGCTCCAATATGCGCCAGTAGCTCAGTGGTAGAGCAGCGGTCTCTTAAACCGACGGTCAAGAGTTCAATTCTCTTCTGGCACACCAATCCATGGTCTTGTAGTGAATGGATATCACACCTCTCTGTCTAAGAGGAGTAACGAGTTTGAGCCTCGTCAAGATCGCCAATAACAGCCCACCTCTTGACAATGTGGGTGCCTGACATACGGGCTTGGGGAGAGATATAAAGTATTAAGATATGAAACTCCTCCACCAATTAGTACGCCGAGCATCCTTCGGGATACGTTGGGTAGGGTTGACGGCACCCTCGCAGTACGAAAGCCGTTATTCTATTAGCGACACAGTGTAACGCTACAGTTTTATAAATACTCTCAAAAGGAGTATTCTATGAAAATCTGTAAACACTGTGGAGAAGAACACAACATGCGCGGCCTATCGTGTAGAGTTTGTAAGGACAATCTGTATAACTATAACATGAACAGAAATGATGTTCTTACTCTACATGAGAGTCAAAATGGCAAATGTGCTTTGTGTGATAAAGAAGTTAAGATGTTTAATGGTGGTAGTTACAAAAGCGGTAACGTTGACCATTGCCATAAAAATGGAACAGTAAGAGGCATACTTTGCCATCAATGTAACACTTTCGTTGGTTACATGGAAAATAAAGTTCCGTTCTATAAGTTAAAAAGTTATCTGGGTGTAGCGTAATCTGGTTATCGCGTCTGCTTTGGGAGCAGAAGACTGAGGGTTCAAATCCTTCCACCCAGACCAATTTAGTAAGCCCCTAAAGGGAACGCCGGGTCACTCCCGAGCCGAAGCGAAGGAAACTTCGCCGAGTTTTAAAACAGTGTGTAGGGGAGTCTGGCCGTCCCCACTACCCTTGGAAGGTAGGGATCGGTGGTTCAAATCCACCTACACTGACCAATCGCTGGATTACTATAGAGACGGACGGTGCACTCTGTCTCTTGTGCGTACCAGTAGAGGACAGGCTGACACCTCTATAAAAACGCGCCAGCAATTCTATCAGTGTGGTGTAGCGGTAACATGCCGGTCTCCAAAACCGTGCGTCTAGGGTTCAAATCCTTACACTGATGCCAATAATGGGGTGCTGATGATAACGGGAGCATGCCGCCCTTGCAAGGCGGACGACAGGGTTCGATTCCCTGGCATTCCACCAAAGTTTAATCTGTCACCATCGCACAGGATGCCGGACGTTTGAGTCCGGAATAACATTACTGTGAATGTGTCGCCAAGTTACAGATAACATTCGTGCCGACCGCGTGAGGCACAGCTATTTACAGTGTATAGACTGGGAGATACGGAGCAGCCGGTCATCTTCCCTACTGTATAAATGACGAAGGGGATATAGTCTCTTATGCAGGTGATGGGGTAGGTGCAAGTCCTACTATCTCTCGGTCTATACACTGAATACAGTTTGGGTGAGCGGCAACGACGGCGAGTTGCGGCGGACTGTAAATCCCCTGTCTAGTACTTAGTTGGTTCGAATCCAACCTCACCCACCAAATTATCCAGTATTCTAGAACAGACTGGAGAGACCTCGCAAGACTATCAGAGGGGAATGCTTGCTAATATCGGATTGCTTACCTCAATAAGCGCAATGGGCTAAACCGATAAGGTGTAAAGAATAAGAACTTGCCGAAAGGCATACGACTTGCCGAAAGGCATACGAAGCAGACCCAGTGGTCGGTAGAAATGGCAGGGCATGAGCCCATGCGCTCTGGGTGTAGAAATACCCGACCAATTAATTCACTGGCTTGTAGCTCAATGGTAGAGTAGGCGCTTGATAGGCGTTTGACGAGGGTTCGATTCCCTACTGGCCAACCATTTCATTTCCAGTATAGCATGGTGCTGCGGTTAACCGGTTCCGCTAAGTTTGTTCGAATCAAACACTGGAAGCCAATTCATTGGGAGATCGTCTAAAGGTAGGACGCAGGATTTTGATTCCTGCTATCTAGGTTCGAATCCTAGTCTCCCAGCCAATTGAACCCTTAACTCAGTGGTTAGAGTAGCGGGCTTTTAATCCGTCTGTCCTGGGTTCGAATCCCAGAGGGTTCTCCAAATATGGTTCCATCGACTATCGGTTAGGTCAGGTCCCTTTCAAGGATCAGAGGCGGGTTCGACTCCCGCTGGAACTACCAATCAAGGAGTTAGAATGTTCAAACTCACTTCATTATCTGCTATCGGAGCTAAGTCGTTGGCCAAGCAGTATGTGAGATTCGGTTACAAACTGGTCTCACAAGTTTATGACAAGAAGAAAGAAGTATACATTAGTACGTTTAAGTGATGCGGGATAGACTGGAGGCGGTTCCAGCTTAGTCTCATAAGCTAAAGAGGTCCGTTCGATTCGGGCTCCCGCAACCAACCCGTTTTAGTTCAATGGTTAGAACGCATGTCTGTGGAACATGATACGGTGGTTCGATTCCACCACTCGGGACCAATTTGTTCATTCATTTGTACGCGAAGCGTCTATATGTACAAACAATTGAACATTGCCGGGTCGTCTAACGGTAGGACGCATGACTCTGACTCATGCTATCGTGGTTCGAATCCATGCCTGGCAGCCAGAATAAATAAGTTAATGGAGCCGTAGCAAAACGATTAATGCGCGGGACTGCAAATCCTTGAGGTATCAGTTTGAATCTGATCGGCTCCTCCAATAATGCATTCGTATCCCCCTCCGCTACGAACGGAGAGAAAGGTAACTGGAAATGGTATAACAACTAATGCAGGTTCGAATCCTGTCGAATGCTCCATTAAAGGAAAAAATTAATGAAACTTATTAAAACTTTAATTGCTACATCATTTTTATTTGTGGCAATGCCTTCTGCCCATGCTACCGTTGCATCATGGTATGATTGTGTGAAACCAGGTGAATGTAGTAAGAGCAAGATTACTGCTAACGGGGAAAGATTTAACCCCAATGCGTTGACAGCGGCGCATAAGACTCTTCCTTTCGGTACAAAAGTTCGTATTACCTATAAGGGAAGGTCAGTTGTCGTGAGAATAAATGATCGCGGCCCGTTTATTAAGGGTCGTCATATTGATCTTTCCAGGGCGGCTGCTCGGAAGATTGGATGTCATGGAGTTTGTAAAGTACAAATAGCTGTGATAAAATAATATGTGTTAGAGGTTTGTGAGTGGACTGTAATTGACTGGAAACTCTCGTTAATCATAAAAGTGGAGGGCGTAACCACTATAAGAAATCGCATCGAATTTGGATAGATGGCCGAGCGGCTGAAGGCGCCAGTCTTGAAAACTGGAGAACAGAAATGTTTCGTGGGTTCGAATCCTACTCTATCCGCCACTTTCGGGACGCAGCCAGAGTAACTGAGACAACTGGCTTAATGAGTAACTGCTGGCAAAGCCGCTAAATGACTTTCTCAGGTCGTGCAGAGGCTCACGTACCCGATCTAATTAAAAGGAAAACAATATGAGTAAAATCTTCTGTATAGGCTTTCAAAAGACCGGCACGACGAGCATGGGATCGGCGCTAGACCTTCTCGGTTATAGGGTACATGGCGGTTTCGGCATGAGAGATCCTGTTATCGCTCAAGATGTGCTCACAAAGGCTTGCCATATTGTTCCAAATTACGATGCATTCGAGGACAATCCCTGGCCGGTTATCTTCAGGGATCTTGACAAATTGTTTCCAAATAGCAAGTTCATTCTCACCGTTCGGGAACCTTCTTCCTGGATCGAAAGTGCGGTGCGACACTTCGGAAGCAGGGATACACCAATACGAAAGTGGATCTATGGCGTAGGTAGCCCGTTAGGAAACGAAGAGGTTTACTTGAGACGCTACTCAGAGCACAATTCAGATGTACTGAACTGGTTTGCCCAGCGTCCCGATGACTTGCTGGTCATGAACCTGTCCCTTGGTGATAACTGGCAAAAGCTCTGCCCCTTCCTGGGCCGAGAAATATTGTCGCAGCCGTTCCCTGACCTCAACAAGGGCAGGACCATGGCCAGGTCTTGAAAACTGGAGAACTGGAAGGTTCCTTGGGTTCGAATCCTACTCTATCCGCCAACTAAAAAGGAAAACAATATGAGTAAAGATTGTGGATGCGGAAGAAGTCCAAATGGAAAGTGTGTCGGATGGCATAGCTTGACAAATGAAGAGTATTCTGCTAAACTACAAGAACATGAGAGAAAGCAGCTAATGGAATCTGCTCCTCGATTGCTTCGTGACTAAACGCTGCCTTGGTATAGCTGGTGCGTACATACGCCTGAAGAGCGTGGGGACTCTGTTCGATTCAGAGAGGCAGCACCAATATATTATGAAATCAAATAAAGGAATTTGAAATGAAGTTCACTATTCTAATCGGCACGTTGGCACTAGCCGCTACTACCTTTACTACTATTGCTCATGCCAGTGCTGCTTTTGGTGGTCTTGACAAGCAATGTTTCAAGGCTCTTCGTAAGGAATGGACGAGTTGTAATAGCGGCTCTGGTTCTAGCGCAAAGCTTCCCGACTTCAAGTTTAATATGAAGTCTAATGACAAGTCAAAGAAGAATGACAACGGTAATGTCGGCATCGGCAGTACCAATAACAATGATCCTGGCACTGATCCCGATACTGATTCGAACGCCGGTGGTGAAGATCCGGGCACGGGTCCCGATAGTGATACGGACAATAGTAGCCAGCCAGACAATAACAACGGTGGTGATAACAACACAAGCCCTCCTCAAAGCAACAGCAATGATATAGAAGGTTTTGATCCTTCTACCGGTCTATACGGACCTGGTACCTAATCACACTAAGCGTCTGGGGAGGTGTTGGCAATCTCACCGGTCTCATAAGCCGGACAACCAAGTTCGAAACTCGGCAGACGCACCAAACTAAATACTTCACGGCCAATCAAGGTCGAATAATGAGGTATTAACATGCTAAACACACTCGTTGTATTAGTTCTAGTCGTGGCTGTTCTCTGGGTTCTCTGGGAAATGTGGCAGAATGGCTGGGATCTTAAGAAGGGTGGCGCTGCTATCGTAGCCGCTGCTGCTGCTTGGTGGGTCTGGGTTCACGATTCAGTATCTTCACTAATTTCTGGAATGTAAATAAAGAACCGTCGTTGGCCCGTGACGGTATATAAATCCTCGGGGTGTAAGTTCCTGCCTTGACCCTTCCATAAGGAATCACTGATCGCAGTAACCGCTAACGGGCCTCCAATTTAAATGCCGATTCCGACGGGAATCGGTCGAGTGCAAGGAAATGGCTGGACGCAAAGACCAGCTAACTTGGCTAGATGGTGTGGTGCCCGTGCATGATCTACGAGAGTAGAAGATGTATCGTTTCCGACCAAGAAAATCTAGGCTGTCGCGTTTGAACAGGTATCTGGGCCGTGACTTGTGGGTGTACCCGAATCCCACCTCACCTTATTAATCAGTAGGAGCATAAATGCCTGGACCATTATGGGAAGCGACTAGAGACTTACACCATGCTTGTGAAGCGCATCCTGTTGGTGCAGCTATGGCAAGTGGTAGTCCACCTATGAAATGGTATGCCGACTGGCTTTCCGCTCTTTATACTATACACTGGGAAGTTGATCAACATATTCCAGAAGTCATTCATAGAACGGAAAGAGTTCAAAATGACTTGACAGCCACTAACTGTTCTGCTAATATAATACGTGCTGCTAACAAATACACCAGTTCCTTAATAACGGAAAAAGATATTGCTGGCGCAGCATATGTTCTTACAGGTGCTCATCTAATGGGTGGTGAGATTATGCGTAGAAGACTTGTTGGCTATCCTACAACTCATCTTGAATGGGATGATAGAAAAGCAGCAATTGTGGAACTTAATAAGTTTAGAGAACGTGAAGACATAGTAGAAGAATCTAAAAACTGTTTTCATGCTCTTCTAAAGATTATGGATGAAATTAAGGCCGTTTAGCTCAGTGGGAGAGCGCCTCGTTTACACCGAGGATGTCGGGAGTTCGACCCTCTCAACGGCTACCATTTTTTTGAGGTTACTGTGAACAAAATTACGCTATATAAAGTCTTTAATGAGGAATCGCGCACTCCAATTAAAGTGGCTTCAAAAGAACGAAGATGGATGGGAGAGAACAATAGATTTGCATATAGGTGTCTTCCTCTTGTAATAGCCAATCAACATGGCTGGACATTTTCTTTAAAAGAAAGAGTTTGTGCTGAGTGGAATGGTATTAATGAAATAGATGGTGTAAAAATTGAATCTTCATCACAGATGGCAGGAAGTCATTTTGGAAATGGAATATTAACTTTCAGTATTGATTATCTTTTTAAATTGCCGGAAGGATACAATTTATACATTTCAGGTCCTCCTAACACTTCAAAAAATAGTATTGTGCCACTTACAGGTATATACGAAGCAGATTGGGCTCCATATTCTTTTACAATGAACTGGAAATTTACGGAAGCAAATCGGCGTGTTGTATTTGAAGAAGATGAGCCATTCTGCTTTGTATTTCCTATTCAAAGAAATCTGATCGAATCTTTTTCTATAGAGACAAAAAATCTAAGAGATGATCCCGAACTAGAAAAACAATATTCTGAATGGGGATCTAGAAGAGACGAGTTCAATAAGAATCCTCAACGTGGACCTGATGAATGGCAAAAGCAATATTTTAGGGGTCTGTATCCTGATGGCTCTAAGTGCCCTTACGATCATAAAACTAAACTCAATTTAAAGATTGAGAACTAAATATTAAAAATAATGCGGGTATGGCGAAATTGGCAGACGCACTGGATTTAGGTTCCAGCGGAGTAATCCATGGGAGTTCAAGTCTCTCTACCCGCACCAACAAAGCCTCTATAGTATAAAGGTAGTACACGGCTTTGGTAAAGCCGAGACACAGGATCGATACCTGTTAGAGGCACCAGATAACGCCCGCTTAGTTAAGTGGTATAACATCGGTTTTGTAATCCGAGGTTGGGAGTTCGATTCTCTCAGCGGGCACCATTTTAGGAACTTAATGATGAATAAAATTCTTGACTTGTTCAACTCTCTTGAACGCAGATCCATTAAATGGAATTCTTATTTTGATGTATATGAACATCACTTCTCCAAATTTGTTGGCAAAGCACCTAAGATCCTAGAGATTGGTATTCTAGGCGGAGGTTCAATTGAACTTTGGTTAAAGTATTTTGGTGAAGGCACACAGGTCGTTGGTGTTGATATCAATCCTGATTGTCTGTCATACAAGTATGATGGTAATGCTGAAATTGTAATGGGTGATCAATCTTCTGTTCCGTTCTGGCAGAGTCTTCTTTCAAGGCATCCTGAGTTTGATATTATCATTGACGATGGTAGTCATATCATGTCGCACCAGATTATTACATTACAACAAACATTTCCTCATCTAAAAGATAATGGTGTATATCTTTGCGAAGACACTCACACCAGTTATTGGCAGAGGTGGGGTGGTGGTTACGGCAGAAACGACACCTTCTTATCACATTCTCAGGCCGTTACCGATATCGTAAACCAAAAACATATCGAAAGCGATAAGATTCCAAACGAAGCTCTTGTTGTATTCAATGATCTTTATTCGGTTTCATTCTATAACAGCATTGTCGTTTTTGAAAAAAGAAAAGTAGAACCTTTCACTGAGGTTGCAAGTAAACAGGAATAAAAAAATGATACGCAAAGCATTAAACTTAGAAGAAGTTAAGGCATTCATCAACGCTCAGTCTCCTGAGACAAAGGTATATCTGGGCGGCGACTCAGAACGCTTTCAGATCGATGGCGTGTGGCATGCCGACTACATCAATGTGGTAGTTGTTCACAAGAACGGCAAGAACGGTTGTAAGGTGTTTGGTGGTATTGTGCGTGAGCGCGACTATGACCAGCAGAAGGACAAGCCGCGTATGCGTCTCATGAATGAAGTAATGAAGACCGCGCAGCTATACATAGACCTTGAAGAAGCTCTGGAAGATCGTGTGGTTGAAATCCATCTTGATATCAATCCAGATTCAAAGCATGGTTCTTCATGTGTTATAAACGAAGCTGTTGGTTACATTCGCGGTATGTGTAACATCATACCTTTGGTCAAGCCTAATGCTTGGGCAGCTTCATACTGTGCTGATCGGTTCAATGACGCAATTTGGAATGCTAAGAAGGAAGTAGCATAATGTTTATTCGTTTGACTAATATGGTACCAGAACGAAAAGGTGATCCTCTATATATCAATGTAAATCATATCAAGGTGGTATATGAGGATCATGTTGAAGGAGGCAGTCTTTTGACTCAAGTCCATGCAGAGAATGTTACATGGTCAGTCGAAGAAAGTCTTGGTGAAGTAATGAAGTTGATTGGAGAAGCAGTCTAAAATGGCAAGATTTTTCGTTATGATTTGTGTTGTTATCTTCGCAATCTTTATGTTGGTTGTCGGAGCTAAAGCGGAAGTATTCATTACGATTGATAAGTCGGATCAAACAATGTATGTTGAAACTTTAACCGATACATATGAATGGCCAATTTCTACGGGTCGAAAAGGATACAATACGCCGTCTGGAGAATATCGTCCGTATCTACTTAAGAGACTCCACTATAGCAAGAAGTATGATAATGCGCCGATGCCTTGGTCAATCTTTTTCCACGAAGGATACGCCATTCATGCGACTGGTGAAGTTGAGCGTCTTGGATCACCAGCCTCTCACGGTTGTGTTAGACTTGAACTAAAGAATGCTCGTTGGTTATATCGCCTAATAGATGAAAGTGGCAAAGAGAATACATATATACGTGTAATAGAATAATGGAAGGTTGGCCGAGTGGTCTAAGGCACCTCACTGCTAACGAGACGTACCTTAATCGGTACCGAGGGTTCGAATCCCTCACCTTCCGCCATATAAATAGTGATATAACTCAGAGGAAATAAAATGGAAGAATTAGTAGAAAAGATGAAGGCGGTATTAGCAAGTACCTTTGCTGCTGGACTTAAAGCTCAGTCATATCACTGGAATGTAATTGGTTCCGATTTCCCCCAACTACATGATTTCTTCGCAACCATCTATGAAGATTACCATGGCGCAGTTGATCCATTAGCGGAACACATCCGTCAGTTAGATGCTTTTGCACCTCAGACCTTGACAAGGATGAAAGAATTGTCTATAATAATGGAGGATGAGAAGATTCCTACTGCGGAAAAGATGATTGCCAATCTCCAGACCTGTAATGATAATCTTTCCAATCTAGTTGTTGAAGCGTATGAAATGGCAGAAGCACAGAAAATGTATGGTCTTTCCAACTATCTTCAGGATCGCATTACTGCTCAAATGAAACTTGCTTGGATGATCAAAGCAACAATGGGAAAGAAATCATGAAAAAGTTTTTAGTGGCTGCACTAGTTTCAGTAGCAGTTCTGGCAGGTACAATTCCAGCACATGCTGATAACTCTGAAAATGTTATTATCGGTATTCTCGGTGGCGCACTCGGTGGTCTTATCATTGGTGAAGCTATTGGTAATAACAATCGAGTATATGCAGCACCTCCATATCTACCACCGCCTGTTGTATATGCTCAACCGCCTGTCGTGTTGTATGAGGAATATGTTCAGCCGGCTCCTGTTCAATGTGTATATAAGAAGAAGAAGATTTATGACCCAAATCTTGATGAGTATCGGGTTGTAAAAAAGCGTGTTTGTTATCGATAAGAAAGTGGGCACCTTCGGGTGCCCTTTTGCGTTATGAATCCATTCGAACAAAGAAGAATAATCAAAGAAGAACGACTAGAAGTCTGCAACTTCTGTGATCGATATGATAAGGAATCTACGCGATGTAAAGAGTGCGGATGCTTTATGGAATACAAGGCATTCATACCTTTTGCCCAGTGTCCACTCGGAAAATGGAGTAGATAAATACTTTAAAATGTATAGGATCTATCATGTTGAAACCATCTCAAATGGGCGTTGTGGGCACAAAAAACACAATATCCCTACACAAAAAAAAAGTAATAACAAAACTTACAGCAATGTCGAAAACAAAAACGAGACAGAAAAACGTTGCTGATGTATGTTTGAATATTATGAATGCAGCAAATGGAAGCGTTGTAGACATAAGTAAATTGAATACTGCCGAGATAAGCGATATAAAAAACTTCTTTGCTGAAGTCATGGGTCCTATTTGGTGCCAAGAAAATAGGCTTATTAGTGGACTTAAACCAAGTGATCACACATACTTTTCAACATCGGATACGGAAGCACTCTATGACTTCAAAGTTTATAGAGGCAAAGAAGAAATTTTAGTTTCGAACAAGCAGAAAAAAGGTGGAACAAATACTCTTAAACCTGGAGATGTTGTTAGATTAGTAAGAACAAATAAAACCCTGTCAGATAAATGGGCAAAAACAAAATATTTTAAAGTGTTTGAAATACTGAATACAAAAAATGTCGTATCAGGACCAATTAGCGCAATAGCAAAACACTATCCAAAACTTGTTAAGGTCACTCAAAGCGAATATACTGGTGTAATCAATCAATTGAATCAGAATGATGTGATTCTAAAAAATGTACCAAAATCTATAATGAGTCTTATAAAATCAGATCCTACAGCGGCAAAAAAATACGAAGATACCGAAGAAGTATCAGGCACAATGATCAATTTTATATTTGAAAAGCTTCTAGTTCAACAATCTGAAAATGATTCAAGTTACCATGACCTTTTTGTTGATGTAACAGAAGGTAATGTTTTGTTTTTAAAATTTGATTTGAGTAGTAAGGGCAAACTTTCTTTTTCAATAGATAATCCTAGAACAGCACAAAAGAAAGCAAAACTTAGATCAAAGCAGGGCGTTGAAAGAAGAAGCAGTTCTGGCAGATTAAAATTAGACAAACTTGGATTCCAACCATGATGTTAAATTATCAAGACTATATAACAGAATCAAAAGAAGGTAAGAACCTTCACTTAGAACACTTGGAGGACGAAGTACTCAATGGAGGAGTTTCTGGCACAAGAGGTGCGATATCCTTTCTACAGTCTCTTCGTGATATGCTCGCTGGTCATGCTACTGGTAGAAGTGTTAACTTAACAACGAAATGGGATGGCGCACCTGCCATCTTTGCTGGTATCAATCCGGAGAACGGTAAGTTCTTTGTTGGTACCAAAGGAGTGTTCGCTAAGAATGCTAAACTCAATTATACTTCAGCCGATATTGATGCTAGTTATCCAGCATCAGGTCTAAACGCAAAGCTCAAAGTGGCTCTTAGATACTTGCCTGAACTTGGAATCAATGGAGTAATGCAGGGCGATATGATGTTTACCTCTGAAGACTTAAAGATTGAAACGATTGAAGGCAAATCTTATGTTACTTTTCAACCAAACACAATAGTCTACGCTGTACCAAACGATAGTAAACTTGCTCAGTCTATAAAGTCAGCTAAGTTAGGTGTTGTTTGGCACACAACATATAATGGAAATACAATGGAAGATATGCAGGCATCTTTTGGTGCTGACATTGGTAAATTCAAGCAATCGAGAAACGTTTGGTATCGTGATGCTTCTTTTGTTGATGCCACAGGAACTGCTACATTCACGAAGCAGGAAACAGATGAACTAACTTCGATTTTGTCTCAAGCAGGCTCATTGTTCAGAACAATACCTGCCAGAGTTTTGAATGAGATTGCGGTAAATGATACCTATAAAATTACAATCAAAGCGTGGAATAATTTGAAAGTCCGTGAAGGAAAAGAAATTACGAATACATCACAACATGTAGCTGGACTTATTTCTACTGTGGAAGAAAAGCTTAACAAGTCTATTATAGAGGCTAAGAAAGCAGACACAAAGCAGAAACGTCAAATGGAAAAAAATATCGTTATGAATTTTTATAAGTCAAATAAAAATGAGTTAAAGAAGATTTTTGACTTGCAAAACTTGCTCGTTCGTGCTAAAAATATGATAGTAAAGAAACTCCAACAGGTACAGGATGCTGTCGGAACATATCTTAGAACAGATGCCACTGGATTAAAGGTAACATCTCCAGAAGGATTTGTTGCCATTGATAAGATTGGCAAAGCAGTCAAACTGATAGATCGTTTAGAATTCTCACAAGCAAACTTCAACGCCACAAAGAATTGGTCCAAATGAAACTGAGTGATTATTTAAGAGAGCATAAAAATGAAGTTCGCACCTTGAATGTGTGGGACATTGATGACACTTTAGGCAAAACATCCGCAAAAGTAGACATAAAGAAAAACGGCAAAGTAATCAAATCTCTTTCAGCGGGTGAGTATAACACCTATAAGCTAGGTCAAGGTGAAGAGTTGGATTTTTCTCAGTTTCGTTCCGGTAAAATCTTTCGTGATACATTCAAGCCAATCAGCAATGTTCTAGATAGAGCCAAAAGTATCGTAATGAATCAGTCTGAAAACTCTCACTCTATCATCATTACTGCCAGAGCAGACTTCGATGACCATAAAGAGTTTCTAGAAGCCTTTCGTGATCATGGATTTCCTATTGATCATGTCTATGTTGAGCGTTCTGGCAACCTATCTAAGTTAAAGCCAAGCTCACCAGCACATATCAATAAGGGCGTTATCATAAAGAAGTATCTTGCCTCTGGTAAGTGGGATAGGATTCGTATGTGGGATGATCATGAGAAGAATCTGGATATGCTATACAAGGTGGCCGCAATGTATCCTGGTGTAGAAGCTATTGGATATCTCGTAAAAAACGGCAAGGTATCAAAATATCTACCAAAGAAAGCGATAGCTGAAAGCGTCATTTCTGTTGCGAAATCGACAATAGTACGTAAGCTCTACGAAAGTTAAAGTTTACTAAATACCTCTATAGATTAACGTTCCTATAGAGGGAAATAATGAAAAAGAAAACCACTGGCGTTGCCTTTTATGGCAAAGTACGCATACCTACCATCGGTCACAAAGCAGCTATTGATCAAGCAAAAGATATAGCAACCAAGACTGGTGGTAAACTTTCAATAGGTCTTTCGGGTACAGCCGAACCACTTGATATCAAAACCAAGAAATCCCACGCAGAAAAAGTATTCGCTCACCCTGTAGATACGGGCACCGAGCATACCAAGACTTTACCTGCCTTCTTATCCCATCTCAATAAACATCATGATCATTTACACCTTGTCGCGGGTTCAGACCGTGTTGAGGAATACAAAAGTTTCCTACAAAAGTACAATGGTAATAAAGATAAAAAAGGTAACGTCCCATTTCATTTCAAAAGCTGGCAAGTACATGCTGCTGGTGGTGAACGAACAGAGAGTAATAAAGATCCTCGCAAGATGAGTCGCGCAGAACTAACCAGTTCTGTATCAGCGTCTAAGCTTGAAAAACTGGCTAAAGATGGCAACTACGATCATTTTAAAGCATATCATCCTGGTATGCCTGATAGTCATGTTCGCAAAGTTTTCACACAAATCCGCAAACATCATTCCCTAAACGAAGAAGTGACACGCAAAGAACTAGCACCAATGCTGGACTCTTTCGTGTCTTTTGCGTCTGATAAACTTGGTCTAAAGTCTATGCCTAATCTTAGATATAAGACCGATAAAGACGGATACAATTCATTCGCAGCATACAATCCATCATCTAATGAACTATCAGTGTCTACTATGAATAGGCACCCTATGGATATATTCCGTTCTGTTGCACATGAACTTGTACATCATAAGCAGAATGAAGATGGAAAACTAGGTAAAGATATTGCTAAGGAAGGTTCTACTGGATCCGATATTGAGAACGAAGCAAACTTAGAAGCAGGTAAGATCATGCGCTGGTTTGCAAAGTCTAATCCAGATATGTTCAAGCAAGGTTATGTTGTAGAAGATCACGCTGCAAATCATGCTTCTGGTGGTGATATAAGAGGTATGGGATATGTTACAGGGCAAGTATCGCCTACAGTTGTTTCTAACTATCTAACACAAAACATCGCAGACACAAAGAAGATGCAGGCTTCGAATTCAACTCAAGTCTTAGACACTGATGAGGGTGAATGGAAAGATGAAGAATCAAGAAAAGAATATCTAAAAAAGAATCTTCAAGAAGGTATCAATGATCCAGGCAAACTCAAGGCTATCTTCTTAGCGGGCGGCCCAGGTTCCGGTAAAGACTTTGTAATGAATTCAGTTCTTCGTGGTGAAGGGCTAAGAGAAGTCAATTCGGATGTTGCTTTTGAATATCTAATGCAGAAGAATGGTCTTGATCTTGAAATGCCTGATGAAGAAAGAGTCGAGCGTGATATTGTTCGCGGTCGCGCGAAGAACATTACCAAAGAACAAGAAAGACTAGCTCTTTCAGGTCGTCTAGGGCTTATCATTAATGGCACCGCAGACGATTTAGAAAAGATTAAGACAGTTAAGAGGAATCTTGAGGCTGACGGTTACGAAACTATGATGGTATTCGTAAACACTTCTAATGAAGTTTCGCGTGAGCGTAATGTTGAACGCGGTAAGATGGGTAAGCGTAAAGTTCCAGATGGCACAGACAAGCAAGGTATGCCAGATAACTCTTCCGATATCCGTCAAGAGAAGTGGGATTTAGCACAGAAGAATATCGGTGAACTACAGAAGATATTCGGCAATAAGAACTTTACAGTAGTAGATAACACCGCTGACATTCGTAAAGTATCTCCTGAAGAAAAAGAAAAGATTCAAACAAACTTCAATCGTGTTCGTCGCATGGCACAACAGTTTGTTCGCGCTGATAATCAAAATCCAGCAGCAAAGGCGTGGATTGAAAAGGAAGCACAGAAGCGCGGCATCACATATCAAGAACCAAGAGCAACTAAAACTCTCACACAGGTTCGTCAAAATGTTCCAAATGTTATTCATAAGCCAGATAATGAGCTGATGGCACAAGCAAGAAAGCTTGGACTATCATACTATGGATTTGGTAGATTTGGTCGTAAAGTAGGAAACGAAAACAAGGTATTATACCACAGTAAAGGTGGCAAACTAGTAAGGGTTCAAAACATGAACGAAGGTCGCGAGAATATTGATCAAGAAAAAGAATATAAGAAGCACAATAGAATAGAGAAAAAAATCAAGCGTAAACTTGCCGAAACAATAGATACAAGCTTCGAAAGTTACATGAAGAAACCAGCTAATCGTGAAATTGGTACAGATAGTCTTGCGAAGATTTATAAGAAGATGACGCCAGGTCAAGAAGTGGCAGAAGATAATGTTATTCCACGCGGTAAGTTTGGTTTACCTAAGAGTGGCGGTCTTGGTCCAGAGTATGGCATTCAGGTATCACCAGCACTTGTGACTGGATTTGGTAATATCGGCAATTCTGTATATGAAGCATCAAAGTCCATTCAAGAGTGGGCATTAAGTCCAAAGACACAACAAAAGTTTGCTGAAAAGTATGGTAATCTTGCTGAACAAAAGTTGATCGAGGCCGCTCTAAGACTTGAGGCTGCTGGTTGTGGTTGTGATCATACGAAGCCAAAGTCTCTTAAGAAAATGAAAGAAGGTTTTGGTTTAGGTTACGACGATCTGAGTTCAATCAATAATCAAAATAAAGATGATAGAAATTCTGTAACTTCCGTAACCGAACTATCATTGAAAGCATATAAGAAGAAGATTGATTTCCGTTCTACACAAGAAAAGAAACATGCTGCTTTGATGGATGAAAAAGAACCAGTTACTCCAATCAAAGCATCTATTGCAGAAGCTATGTCTAAAGCCCAAATTAAAAAAAGAAATGAAATTGCCGATGCTATAAAAAGAGAAAATCCTGAATATTCTGACGAAAAGAAGTTTAGTATTGCTACAGCACAGGCTATGAAAGAGGAATCAAAAGAACTTAATGAACGCGGTGCAGATTCAAAAGGTTATTACAGATCAACCGAAAGTGGTGCAGGTCTAACAAGAAAAGGCGCAAAGAAATTTGGTATTAAAACAGCAGTTACAACACCACCATCAAAGTTAGATCCTGATGGTAAAGCTGCCAAACGCCGTAAGTCATTTTGTGCAAGAATGGGCGGTATGCCTGGCCCAATGAAAGACGAAAAAGGCAGACCAACACGAAAGGCTATGTCGCTTAGACGTTGGAACTGCGAAGAATAAAGTTTAAATAAATATAATTAAATTCAAAAGGAATAAAGAAATGCTTAACAAGAAAGATCCACTAATTGATGCTATTCAGCAGGTTATGCAGAGTAACCAGGCTGATCGTGATGCTATAAAGGCAGTTAACGAAAAGTTTGGTATTCAAGACCGTAGAGTCCTTCCACACGAACGTCAGGGCGAGTGGGATGCTGCTTATAAGTCTGTATTAACCGAAGGTGTAGAAGCACTTGATGAAAAAATTAAAATGAGCAAAAAGCAATTTGCTAATCTTGATGGTAAACCAGGATTTACTGGAAACGATCTAGCTCATGCCAGAGCAGGCACACACAAAAAGAAAGCTGCTGCTGGTGAACTTGAAGAAGCAGAAAAGAAGATGAAGGGTGATGATCCATGCTGGAAAAACTATAAGATGGTTGGAATGAAGAAGAAGGGCGGCAAACCAGTTCCTAATTGCGTTCCAGTAAGCGAAGAGGGTGATCCAAGTAAGGCAATTCCTGGAGATACAGTTACTGGCAGCGGTACCGTAACAACAGTACCTAAACCAAAGGCAACAGAAATCACATCGGATCAAAAGGCAGCTTTAACAAAGAAGATTCAGAGCATCAAGGAAGCTAAGAAAGCTTCTATGTGTGAAAGTAATAACGAGGGTTTTAATGACCGTCATGATTCGAGCGTAACTGCTTCTGTTGAAGGACAGGTCGTGGCGGATCAGCTTAATGAAAGAGTTAGTTTTTCTCCTGCAGATCAAAAAGCGCGAGGAAATATTGTAAAAGACATAAACTCAACCAATGCTAGACTTGCAAGAGAACCAGCAGTAGCACCAAGTTCTATTGGAACAAAAGTAAGTAACGCTATTGGTGCAGTCGATGCTGGTGTTCGTAAATTTGCACAAGGTATGGGTGGAGATTATGTTGCTGCGGCAGGCGACTATGCTGTAAAGAATGTGGGTGCTAAACTTGGTATAGGCCAAGGCACAACATACGCAAAAGAGTTGGAACAAGAAAAAGAAAAATCTAAAAGAGCAGAACTTAATAATCCTACAGCAACAAAAATAGGTAAAGCTGCTGACGATATAGCTACAGTTGCAGGTGTTGCTGGATTAGCAAAATCAGGTGTTAAATACGGTGCAAAAAAACTAATTCAAAAAAGCGCAGATGATACAGTAGCAGCAACTACAAAAACACTTCCTTCGTCTACAAAAGCTGTATCTCAGGCAGCAAGAGAACCCGCTTCTACGGCTGCTGCAAAAGCACCAACTGCTGTTGATAACTTTATTTCAAAAGCAAAATCAACACCAGTATCACCAGCTGCTAAAGAAGGTGGTAGTGCTGCTTCAAAAGCGGCAGCAAATGTTTCAAAGTATAATAAACCAGGCACTGCTGGTGGTAGATTTAGCGATAATCTAGCGAAGGCAAGAAAAGGCAGTGAGAACTATGGTCCTAGTAAAGGTGGCGTAGCAGTTAGAAAAACAACTGAGCCTGCTACTGTAACTCGTCCAGGTGTTCCTGCTGTGACAAAGAAACCAGGCGTTCCTGCTGTAGCAAATAAGCCAGGCGTTCCTGCTGTTGCTAATAGACCAGGACTACCAGCAACAGTTGGTAGTGCCGCTACAAAAGTTGCAAGTCAAACCGGCAAATCAAAATTACTTGGTAGACTTGGTAAAGCCGCAGTTGCGACTGCTGTTGGTGGCGCTATGTATGGTTTATCAAATAAAAATAGTCCAGATAGTGCTGGAGCAACACCTGCTACAGGATCTTCAGGAAGTTCAGGCGGTTCAGCTAAACCTTCTGCCGATAAACCTGTCACAGCAAAACCAACATCAGCTAAACCTGTCGCAGCAAGTCCAGCAGCATCAGCAGTGAAGTCTAGATTGCAAACAAGAAATCAAAGAGATGATACTATTGGAGCAAGCGGTAGATCAACTAAAGGTCCTGGTGGCGTAACATCTGGTACAAAGACAGGCAAAACTATTACTAATAGACCTGTAGTTGGTAAGAAAGCGCCAGTTGGAACAGGAAGAGTTAAGTAATGAACAACAAACAATTGGCAGAGATGGTCAAATCTCTTCGCAAGAAGAAATTAGAAGAACAGGATCCGAAAGCCGAAACTTCTGCTTACCTTAAAAAACAGAAGTTTAAACCTGAGCATATTCCTGATTCATCTAACAAGAATGATAATACATCACCAAACGACTATAAGCACAGAATGACTGAGGAATTACCATTTCGTCAGCAAGGTGTTGGTGCTAGGCATAATCCTAGAGTGACAATTGGTAATGTTTCAAAATTGCCATCTGATAGAAGTAAGTATCAAGCTCACGGAAATCAATCTATGAAAAATAGACAAGAATCTGTCGAAACAGATTTAGGATCAACTGATACCGGTAAAAAAGGTAAAGAATCAGAAACAGTAAGTGTGAATCCAACAGATAATACAGCTTCGGCTACAGGTTCAATGAACAAAAACACAAGTACAAAAGAAATCAAGGAGAAAAAAAATGCCACTATGGGGTAATCTAGACGGAGCTACAGGTAACAGCAAGCCAAAGTATGCTAATGTAGCAAGTACAATGGGCGTATCTGTGACAGAAAAATCAAACACTCAAGCTATTGCGGCTGGTAATATACCGCCTCACTCTGGTTGGGTAAAGCAGACACTTGGTACAGGTGGTGTTGCTACAATTACTATTTCAAGTGGTGGTACAGGCATCAACTCAGCTGGATATTTGACAATCTCTGGCGGCGGTGGCGCTGATGCTAACGCATCATATACAACAGCAAACTCACAGAACACATTACAGTCATTCTCAACAAATCCTGCATGGAATGTAGTTGCTTCGGTTGTTCTCAATAGTCCTGGAACAGGATACACATCTGCTCCAACAGTGACATATGTTGGTGCAAACACAACCCGTCCAACATTTACAGTTACAGTTGGTGGTCGTGCTGGTCGTAAGTTCTATGAAACTCTTGTGGCAACAGGAACAATTGCTGGCGACGATACATCAGACAATACATACTTCCCAGGATCTTAATAAATGAAGAAATTTAAAGATTTCCTCAGTGAAGAGATGATGCCCTATGCTCAGACCGAGAAGGGCTTTGTAGGAGTAGATAATGGGCCTGTTAGAGATAACATCAACATTCATCTAGCCTCAGTAACAGCTAGACCACATGCGACTCCATACCATGCTATGGAAATGGTTCGCAAGATTCTAGCACCATTCAGCATATTTCCACCTCAGACAAATTTCTTAGATGGGGATTCAGGTCATGAAGTGTTTCCAATCAGTCAATTTGGAAACAAGATGGGTATGACAAATGATGGAACAGTAGTTGTAAAGAACTATGATCCATATTACATATACTTTGAGTATCAAATGAATGATAGAGGTTCATTTGATATCTTCTGTGAGATCGTGGAAGAGAGTGAACTCCAAGAAATTTTAGATGATATCGAATCTGAAATGGAAGATGGAGAAACAACAGATGGAGATGAAGCTGATGCTGAAGATTCATTTGATTCATATAAGGCTGATAATGGTCTGAATGAAGAAACTCTTAATGAACTTCGTGGCAAATCAAAAGAAGCTATGAAAGCTATCAAGAAGAGAATTGAAAAGAAGCATGATCAAGAGTGGGAAGCTACTCATGAGAAGAGAGCTAAAGAAAAGCTAAAAGGTTCTGAGAAGACCAAGAAAGAAGACAAGAGCAGAAATGATCTTGCTAAGAGATGGTTGAGAGCCGACAAAGCTGAGAAGAAGCTTAAAGAAGAAAAAGATTTGCCATGGGATTCTAAAGGTGATGAAACAAAAACACCAGAAAAAGAATCTAAGTCAAAGATTAAGAAGATAACAAAGCGTCTAGCTAAGATGGGTATGGCAAAAAAGAAATAATGATTGAAAACTTAAATGATGATAACTTCATCATCTACGCAATGAAAGCCTACGATAGACCTAATTGTGTGATGAGTGAATTTGAAGAAGACTTGAGTAGAATTAAGTATGTCAAGAGACTTATCAAAAGATATAAGACTACAGGTGAGCTAAAGGAAAGATTGATTTTAAATCATATCATTGTTCTATCAAATGTATTTGGAATAGAATCCTCAGCGAGAATGTTGTTCTTTAAGATTGATAAGGAAGACTTTGACATACTTAAAACTTTTCTACTGTTTCTAAATTTTATGCCAAGACATATAAATGGTATTAATGGTAATCATTATAATGCAGCCGATATTGGTATAGATATATTTGTTGGAAACAGACTAAGGAATCTATAGAGTTATTCATATCATGGCTGACATAGCCTTTATACCACGTTGTCAATAGAAAGTCAAGAGAAAAATGAAATTGAAAGAAGATGTTTCTACAAATGCTACTGGTTCTGCTGTTCCTGGAACAGGTGATAATCCTGCGACATGGAAATCAGCAGAGTTGATGCCTATGCAGAAAAGAAAAAAAGGCACTTTTCTAAATCAGGAAACATTTATCGTTTCTTCTTCCACTTTCAATTCAATCAAACACCAAAAGAAAAAAGGTATGCATTGGAAAAGATATCTTGAGGAAGATGATGCTTATTATGAACTAAGAGAATATGCGAGAAAGAAAAGAAAAGGTCCAATAATTGTAGAGGACGAGAACACAGGCGCCTGTATGTATGTGCGCTATGGAGATATATGAAATGACAAAATGGCCATTACAACGCGAATGTGATTCCTTCTATGGTAATCCACGCGGCAAGAATATAACACAACCATCTGCGAAGTGGGAATCGGAATATTTGGTAGCATTCAAGCCACCGTTTCGGATTACATACGCTGGCAAGCATGTAGCACAGTTTAAAGTAAACAAGAACTGTCTCGTTGGATTCCAAGAAGCATTCAACAACTTATACAAGGCCGCAGGCGGTAAGCAGAAGACTTTAGACCACTGGGGCGTATCTACCTTTGCTGGTTGTTATAACTATCGCTTGATGCGTGGTGGTAACAGTTTATCAATGCACTCATGGGGTTGTGCTATTGATCTTGATCCTGCAAACAATTCATTATCGGATAACACTCCACGTTTTGCTCAGTTCCCAGAAGTTCTGGATGCTTGGGCCAAAACAGGCGCATTGTGGGGTGGTGATTGGGATGGTGATAAGGACACACTAGACGAGCGCCGTTGTGATGGGATGCATTGGCAGTTTGCAAGATTGAGATGAAAGAAGATCCTTGGCTGAAGACATATTGGAGACCAGCCATTGCGTGGCAGTACTTTGCTGTGTGTATATGCGACTTCATTATATTTCCTTCAGTCTATATGTATATTGTTAGAGAGCCGTGGGATCCTATTACATTAAAAGAAGGCGGCTTCTATCATCTGGCCATGGCAGCAATCATAGGCGTTGCTGCTTGGACTAGAGGGCAAGAGAAGATTGTACAATTGATTGAGGGTGGTGAAGAAGTACAGAAGACAACTACAACCATGACACCTACACAGATTAAACGAGGTAAATAATGTTAGCATTACTAGCACCTTTTTTGGGAATTTTAGGAAGTCTACTGCCTTCCATTGTGAGAATATTTGAACGTAAGCAGGAGTTAAAGTATGAGTTACAACTTACCGAAATCAAGCTCAATGCTGCTGCAACGCAGGCAAACATACAGTACCATATTGAGGAAATTAAGGCTGACGCTGAGTCTCGACAATCAGCTCTTGATCATGATAAGTCTCTTGATGGTGGCAAGTTTATCAACGCATTACGAGCTTCTATCAGACCCGTTATCACCTATTCATTCTTTATTCTCTTCGTGGCCGTTAAGTGGTCTGCGGCCTATGTGATGATCAAGCAGGGGCAAGATATCCCAACTATGCTTGATGCTGTATGGGATCCAGACACTATGTCCCTATTCTCTACCATTATCGCATTCTGGTTTGGTTCGCGCGTGATGGAAAAACAAGAGAAGTTGGCCGCTGTCACATTATCACAACAACCACAACTCAATGTAAAAGTAATACCTAATAAAGCACCTGTTACTAAGGTTCCTGTAAAGAAGCCTGCAGGAACAGGAAGAGATAAATAAAAATAACAACAAGTGGAGTGAAGTGCTGTGTCTGAACAAGAAATTAAAGTTGATATTGAATTACTGAAAAAAGATGTAGTAACCATGTCAGCTTTGTTAGAGAAGTTCGACACTACTATAGACAAGATGCAAGAGATTGCATCCAGCCTTTCTAGAATGGTATCTTTGCAAGAGCAGAGACTTGAGAACCAAGAAAAAACAACAGCCGAAATGCAGAGTGTTCTGGAAATGAGAAGAATAGAGACAAACAATAACATCAAAGATATCTACAACCGAATCAATACAGTCAACAAAGAATTGACAGACAAGATAGAAGATTCCGAAAAATCGATTCTGGCTGAACTGAAAAAGTTGAGAGATGAGATCCATAAAGAGGATACAGGAATCAGTAAGCGCCTTGGTCAGATTGAAATGTGGAAATATGGCATTGCTGCTATCGTTTCATTCCTTCTATTCTTGGTAGCAAACAACGCAATCAATATTACCAAGCTCTTTGAATAACCGTTGACTTTCTAATTCTACCTGATATAATGCTACCTAACTACAACTGGGTGGCATTATGTCCTTATACATTGATAAAAAATTCGTATCTCTAGTTTCCACTAAACTGGAACGCTTCAAGCAGAAGTCGGAATTCTTATGGAATTTTCGATGCCCTATCTGTGGAGATTCCCACAAGAACAAACTAAAGACGCGCGGCTATTTCTACCGCCGCAAGTCTGATCTGTTTTTCCAGTGTCATAACTGTGGCACATCGTTGTCTATCGGGAACTTTTTAAAGACGATTGATCGTTCACTCTATCGTGAGTATCAACTTGAACGCTACAAGAATGAAAACAAAGGTAATGTAGCAACACCAGATTTTTCTATAGCAAAGACAAAGCCTGTATTCAATATCGTACAGAAGATAAATCTTCCTACTATCGAATCTCTACCAGAAGATCATGCAGCGAAGAAGTATCTTGTGGATCGTAAAATACCGCGCGATAGAATGAATGATATATACTACGCATCCAACTTCAAGGCGTTTGTTCTGGAGATGTTGCCTGATTATGAAAAGACTTTGTTTGAAGAACAGCGTATCATATTCCCGTTCTATGATCAAGACAAAAAGATTCTTGGTTTTCAGGGTCGTGCTATTGGTGAGTCTAAAGTTAAGTATATCACAATCAAGATGGATGAAGACTTCAAAAAAATCTACGGGCTTGATCGCGTAGACTTAACGAAGCGCGTTTATGTTGTTGAAGGTCCAATTGATAGTCTATTCTTACAGAATTCACTTGCAACAATGGACGCTTCGTTGTATAATATTACTCTTTTGCTCGGCAATTATGATTATGTCTTCATACATGATAATGAGCCAAGAAATGTTGATATCGTTAAGCAGATGAATAAGACAATTCGTCACGGTGATTATATTTTTATTTGGCCTCAAAATATAGTAGCAAAAGATATAAACGACTGGATCCTGACGGGAACGACACCAAGTGAGATCCAGAGTATTATAGATAGACATACATTTAATGATTTGAGAGCAAAGCTGGAGTTTGAACAATGGAAAAAGGTGTAGTTAGAAAGTTTCGTAAGAAGCCTGTAACAATCGAAGCGATGCAATTGACAGATGCAAAGTCCGTGCTAGATATAGAAGATTGGATAAACAGTGGTGATGTGGGCTTTAGCACCAACCCTCCTACTCTGTGGATAGATACATTAGAAGGCCGCATGGAAGCATCTGTTGGTGATTGGATTATCAAAGATGTTGAAGGCGAGTTCTATCCTTGCAAGAATAATATTTTTATCAAGACATATCAGGAAGTATAAATTATGAATAGTGTGAAGTTGATCGGAGTCACTAAGCCGACTCTGAAGGTAGAAGATGATTTGAACATGTCGGCCGAAGGCTTGATTGCTTACTGTGCCCGCGTATCTAATCCTGCTAATCAGGACAACCCAGATAGCGAACGTCTTCTCAAGTATCTTGTGAAGAACAAGCACTGGTCACCATTTGAAATGGTACATATTGTTATGGAGATCCAGACTACCCGTGATATCGGCCGTCAGATCCTTCGTCATCGGTCGTTCTCGTTTCAGGAATTTTCACAGCGATATGCGGAAGTTCAAGATATGAGTGAACCGCGCGAAGCACGATTGCAGGATACAAAGAATAGACAGAATAGTATTGAGACTGATAATAACGATCTTCAAAATAGTTGGAATCTTGTACAGAATGAAATGCTATTGGCTGCCAAGACATACTATGATTGGGCAATAAAGAATGGCATCGCAAAAGAATTGGCTCGCGCTGTTTTGCCTGAAGGTCTCACTATGTCACGCATGTATATGTCAGGAACACTCCGTTCATGGATCCACTACTGTGAGCTTCGCATGGCCAACGGAACGCAGAAGGAACATAGAGAATTAGCTACCCAGTGTTGGAATATCATTACTGAGCAATTCCCCTCACTTAAGAACGTATTAGAAAACAATCAATAAAATTTAGGAGACTACACGTATGTCAGGCAGTAATATGTTACCGACACTATATCAGGAATTCATTTATAAGAGCCGCTATGCTAAGTGGTTGTGGGAAGAAAATCGTCGTGAAAACTGGGATGAAACAGTTGCTCGTTATTTCAACTTCTTCGATGAACATATCAAGGAAAATACTGGCTATACTGTTACCAAGGAAGAGCGTAAGCAGCTTGAAGACGCTGTATTGAACCTTGAAATCATGCCATCTATGCGTTGTCTAATGACTGCTGGTGAAGCACTCAAGCGTGAGAACGTTGCTGGTTACAATTGCTCTTATGTTGCTGTAGATAATCCTCGCTCATTCGATGAAATTCTTTATGTTCTTATGAATGGTACTGGTGTTGGTTTCTCTGTTGAATCAAAGTTTGTTGATCAACTGCCTATCGTATCGGATTCATTTCATGATACTGAAACAAACATCGTAGTGGCTGACTCAAAGCTTGGCTGGGCAAAGTCTCTCAAGGAACTAATTCATCTTCTATATGCTGGTCAGGTTCCTCGCTGGGACCTTTCTAAGGTACGCCCTGCTGGCGCACCGCTCAAGACATTTGGTGGTCGTGCTTCTGGCCCAGCACCGCTTGAAGACCTATTTAAGTTTTGCGTAGCAACATTCAAGAAGGCTGCTGGTCGTCGTTTGACCACATTGGAGG